GTTAATTTTGCTTTTCTTCAAAGTTTCATCCTTCAATTGTTCCTGTAACATTACAAATGGGACAATTCCCCATTTCAAACAATTTTCATAATGCTCGTAATCTTTCTTAAATTTTCGAGCTGGTATCGACGTGCCCCAACGCAAACTATCGTCCGCGTTGCGCTCAAAAAACGCAGTTTTACCTGGTTTTCCTGGAGCGTATGTTCTTTGGGGCATTCCAGCCGATGTATGAATATTGAGTGAAGGGAAAGTTCCATCTCGTGTTCCATTCAACACCTCTTCTTCGCTCAAAATGCGCCGACCTAGTGATTCAGTGGGTTTAACCAATGAAAGCACCGCAACGACAGCAATATGGGCTTTACGAAGTAGGCGTTCTGGAATATCATGTACGGGATCAAAATATTGCTGAAAACTTTTCCAAATAGGCTCTTCTCCTTTTCGGGCCTCATCACTAATTCTCACATCTTTAAGAGATTTCACAGAGGGCTCCTTCTGAACTTCTGCGACAACGCCGCAAATTGGGGAAGGCTTGATATCAGTTTTGTCGAGAACGAAATTGGCCCATTTAGCTGGGACAAGTCCTACGGGATCGACAGCACCTTTACCATTGGCAAAAACTTGTTCGATTGGTTCTGGGCAATCCTCAATTTGGTAGGGTTCGGTACAATGATCGAACATTTCTCGCCAAACTGGGACTACAATGCCAGTTGTTCCGTTTGAGGCCGCATGTATACCTGCGATCAAATTCAATTGATCGAGGAACATCGGCGCACCGCAATCACCTTTAGTTAAATCGGTGTGCGAAACTTCGTACCAATCCATCACAATAGCAACTATATCCTTCTGATTCTCATCATCATAGCGCAGTTCTTGGCAACGTAATGTTGCATGAGCTTGCACAATGCGAGTATAAGAGGTAGTGCTCATAAGCCTAACAGGTACCTTATTGGCAACCGTGAACTTATTTTTTGTGACGAAATGTTTACGAATATCACGGAATGAATGACATTGTTTTGGCAATTTAAACACTGCAACATCGTTATCATAAAATCTAACGAGTTGCATATCTATCTCGCCACTCCAACAATCGCGTCCGTTCATGCCAATCCTTATCCAGCATCTTCCGTCTTTAATTTGTTCAAGTTTCTTCGCGTACTGAAAGAAGTGTTGATTTACGACCATATAGTGGCCGCACACTCCAATCGCTTGCATAAAACCTTGTCCATCTTTCAGACAGATTGAACGGATATTGTTATAAATAACAGTTTCCGTTGCAACGTTGTTAGCATGTCCAGCATTCATGTGCGCATTTATAGTTGCACGCATGCGTTCGAGATGAGCTTCTCTGGTTATTACCTTTGCAGCTTTGCCTTTCATAATTTGTCTATCGTAACCTTGCGCCGACATATTCGCGCGCAGCTTCGCATGTTCCAAGTCAAGAGTTGTCTCAGTCAATAAATTGTCCATTTCATCTTGAATAAGAGGATGACATGCTTCAATAAATTGTTTTCGTGCGTCCGCTGGGACCAACGAATCCAATTCATTTTTAGATAAAACAAATTTATAGGCACACG